TGGCATATGGTTTACTAAATTCTATTATACCATCTCCTGGTCCAGTTACCAACCTTTATCAGGGACCTAACGATAAATTAACAATAGGTAAGATAACTGTTGCTAGTAAGAATTATAATCCATCTAGAATACAGATTGGATATAGGGATGGAAGTGATGTAAGATACTTTGAGTATAATAGGTATATTAAGTATGGAGAAGTAATAGAGACTGAAAATATATTTATTGGACCACAACAAGAGTTACTTGTAAGATCAACTGAACCTGATGTAAACTTTTTATATTATGGGCAAACGATAAATGATATCATAAATCCAGTAAGATCAGGTGTATTAAGTCATACTCTATCAGTTGATCCAACAAAACAAGCATTATTTACTGCACCTGTAGGATCTCAATCATTAGTAACAGTATCTATTTGCAATTTAGGACCTGATCCAGCGACTGTTAAATTAGGTCTTGCGAACGCTGATATAAACTCTTTTGATAGCACTGAGTATTTGGATTTTGGTTTTCAAATAGGACCAGGTCAAACATATACTAGACCTGATATTAAATTAGGTGCTGGTCAGTCTTTAGTTGGATTTTCAAATTTTGATTCTAAAGTAACATTTCTTTGTCACGGTAGATTGTATTATGCTGTAAGTGGATTACCTACAAGTGATGACTTTATTGTTCTTGGTAATTCTAGGATTGATGGTAACTTAGGTATTGGTAGAACTGCTGATCATGCTAATAATAAAAAGTTAGATGTATTAGGTGATACTAGAATAACAGGACAGTTAGATGTTGTTGCTAGTGGTCTTAATGTGGCTGGTTATTTGAATGTTGGGTTAGGTATTAGTGCTACTACTAAATCTTATTTTGCTTCTGATGTTGATATTTACGGTCCTCTTATTGTTGAAAGTCCGATTGTAAAAATTCAAGGACCTAAATTAGAACTTGGATACAATCTTAATACTGATGCTAATGTTGATGGTGGAGGAATACAAATTACAGGAACCACGAATAAAGAGATTCGTTGGAGAACAAATAATAATAAGTGGAATATAAGTCATGGATTAGAATTGACGAATCAAGATAGTACGATTAGTATGGGTTCTACAGATGTTCTTACAAAAAATACAGTCTTAGGAAATACTATTGGTGCAACAATTAATCTTGACGCACCCTCTGGAACTGTTTTACCCACAGAATTTGCAATCGTTGATAATTTAAATATTAGAAGTAAGGAAGTCCAAATACAATCATATTTTACTTCACAAATGTTGGGTTAATTGTGTTATAATAACTACTAAATAATTTTGCAAAACTAATACAGATATGAACTTTACGATTTACAGTAGAGAAGGTTGTCCATATTGTGATAAAATAAAAGAAGTAATGACATTGACAAAACAGAATCATGTCGTGTATAATCTAGATGATAACTTTAATAGGAAAGAATTTTATGCTGAGTTTGGTCAAGGATCAACTTTTCCACAAGTAGTATGTGATGACTCAGGAAAAAGAAAAAAACTTGGGGGATGCACCGAAACAGTCCAGTTCCTTAAAGAAAATAAAATCGTCTGACAAGAGTATAAATAAATCAGATTATAATATTGATCGTGGTTTTGAATTTATCTTAACGGGAGGCAAAAAGAAAACCAAACCATCACATATAAAAACTATCACCATAGGAGGCAGAAGGATGTTAGCAATAAGTTTAGTATTTGGATCTTTTCTAACAATACTGTTTCTAATAGTAGGAGCTATTGGTGGATGGGTTGCCAGAGATTACTTTATGAACTATCGTGATGTTAAAACACATCCAGAAATGTTTGACTCTAATGGTAATATTCTCCCTGACGAAATTGTAGCATTCAGATTTGAAAATTATGACAACAACGAAGAAGACGACGACTAGAACAAAAGCGTCAACGAAAAAAACTACTACAAAGGCAAAACCAAAAGTAGTTGTTCAAAAGATTCCAGATCTTCCCCCAAATCCTTTTGTATTTGAGGTTTTAGACGCTGCTTCTAAAATGAGAAGTAAAGCAAATAAAATTGAAGTGCTTCGTAAATATTCTCACAATTCACTAAAGGCAGTCTTCATATGGAACTTTGATGAAACTGTTGTTTCTCTTTTACCTGAAGGTGAAGTTCCTTATGGTAGTAACATAGAGGATGAAACACAGACAGGAACATTATCAGGTAAGATAAATGATGCTGTTGGTAAAATGGGAGAGATGGGATCAAACTCTCTTGGATCACAGGATCAAGGTAAGGCAAGTATTAGAAAAGAGTTTCAAAAATTTTACAACTTTATTAAGGGTGGTAATAATGGATTAAGTTCTCTTCGTAGAGAAACTATGTTCATAAACATTCTTACTGGATTACATCCAAGAGAAGCAGAAATTTTAATTCTTATTAAAGATAAAAGATTAGAGGATAAGTATAAGATTACAAAAGAGATTGTATCTGAAGCATATCCTGATATTACTTGGGGAGGAAGATCATGACAGAAGAAGTAGCAACAAAAGAAGAAAAAAAATTAGATCCTAAACCAGAGATTAAGTTTGAACCTTGGTCTAAGGAAGAGAAAGAAAACTCTAAAACAAAATATGCCTGTGAGATTTTAGTTTCTAATGGCACTTTAGCAGATGTGCACAACACTCAAACACCTAGTGATGCTTTTATAGTTAAGTATGTTGTTGAAGATAAAACTATTTTAGATTTAACAAGAGGATCAAAGTCAAAAATCTTTGATATGTATTGGGATAAATTTAAAAGTGGTTTAAAGAGTATTGATTATGGTAGTGGAACTATTAGTCCTAAACTATGGGGATACCAATCAACAAGCCCTAAGAAAAAGAAAAGAAAGTAACAGAGGCAAAACCAAAATTCACTTTTAATTTCAAAAATAGGGCAAAAAAAATCCCGCCAAAAATTTGTCCTGTAGGGTCGATGTAACAAATAAACGTGTCCACTTGACTAAATAATTCAAATGTGTTAGTATACTAACACAACGTTCATCTCCCGTATTGGAGACGCAAGTAAGCCGACTCGGAACGGATCGTTCATCATCATGTATCCCATTTTACTAGTTACTGCTCTTTCTTGTGTTGATGCTAACTGGATCGCAGAGGGCATCGTTGCAAGCAAAAATATACCTTTGGAAACAAAGGTAGAACTTTTGGAAGTGGTATTGGAAGGATGTATTGTACTTGATGACGCAAAAGCCGACTGAAGGAACGGGGTAAAATCCCAACTACTTTAGGAGAAAGCCAATGGCAAAAGTCACTTACCGTGGTGTCGAGTATGACACTGAAGAGTACAACAAAAAAGTGCTCGATGAGGCAGCAAAACGAAATAGACACGATCTAATGTATCGTGGTCTTAAAGTTAAAAGCAAGGCGATTCCTTGCAGTTAATGCTTCAGACAAGTAAATCAGGAAGGGGGTTGAACCCCTTCTTTTTTTATGTTATAATTATATGATAATGACGATAGTTATGCAGACTAGTAGAGCAAAACGATTGGTTAAGATGTTGGAAAGATTAATTTCTAAAAGATATCTTTATACAGATGACGAAGTAAAATTAATGAAAGAACAATTAAGAGTTTTGAAAGAAGAACTCTCTAACATTGAAAATAAATTATCAAAAGGATTTGGAAAATGAATGTAAAATTAATCAGAATGTGGTCTGGTGAGGATGTCGTAGCAGACCTTATTAAAGAAACTGATGATTTGGTTACAATTGCTAATCCGATTGTAGCAGTTCCATCTCAACAACAAGGACAAATAGCATTTGCCCCTTGGTCACCTATTCTCAAAGAGAGAGACACTCAGGTAGATGTGACTAAGAGATATATTGTTTATATTGCAGATACACAAGAAGATATTATAGAACAATATAAGAGTATGTTTACTCCTGTTGCAATACCACCTAAAAAGAAACTTATTTTGTAATTATGAATGTTAAATTTGTAAGTATCACTCCCGATGCTGAGAAGATGATGGCGTATA